TTCAAACTTTTGGTCCCCAACACAGAACATTCAATACGTTTGTGATCACGCTTTGACCACATATGATTCTCCGACGTTTCTTTTCTTTGAAAATAAATATGGGTTGAACTTTGTGGCATTAGAGTCCATGTATACGAGCGGTCCCTTAAAGCAAAGGTTCATACAAGACAACTATACAGCTGAGGTTAGTTCTGGGGGTGGATCAAGAAGAGATATCACAAAAGACTATCAACGTATTTTGGAACTCGACACCCCCAACACTTTCAACTACATGGAAAGACTTCAGTCAGGAATGTACGGATCAGAAATAATTACATATGATCTGCTAACACAGACTTATAACCACGTTGGATACAGTCCTGTGTTTGAAGATCACACCCACTTAAACATGTTTCCACTATCAACAAATGGCATTGTTGCCCAAACAAAGGCAGTAGTAATTCACGGTCGAAAGTACTACAACAACTTCGAAGGTTTTGGGGATGTTTCAGATGTGACTATCATTCAGAAGCGAAGGAGCCTGTTAGCTCAGGCTGAAGCATTTAAAGTAATCATTACAGTCTTTGGTAGACTTGACTACTCTGTTGGTCAACGTATGATACTTGATATCCCAAAGAATGCGCAGATTAGAAGAGATGATTCTGAGCCAGAAGATAAGATAATGTCGGGCGTGTATCTTGTTGCAGCTTTGTGTCATATGATTAGTCCTACAGACGGACATCAATGTGTACTGGAATTAATAAAAGATTCTTTCATGGTGGATATGAATGGTTGAGAATAAGGGTGGACAGTTCTTTGTTGGGGTGGTTGAGGATCGAAATGACCCTCTAATGGTTGGCCGTGTTCGTGTTCGAGTTGCCGGTCTACATTATCACGACACAACGGTTTTGCCAACAGAAGACTTGCCTTGGGCAATGGTTATGCAGCCCGCAACCTCAACCTCTGGTATGGGTAGTGTTGCTGCTGGTCCTGCTGAAGGCACTACAGTTATAGTAATCTTTAACGACCATCCTCAAAACCAACAACCTATTGTAATTGGTGCACTTGGTGGAATACCACAAGAAGAACAAGTTGTCATTGATAGGTTTGAAAGTCCTCCTCTATTCAGAGATGATATTACCCCTGCTGGCAGACCTTTACCAACATCATCAGCTGGAGTAAATGCAAACCAACTTGGTCCGGTCAGTTCTCCTAGTCCAGCTCTTGCCTCTATCGTCCAACAAGGAAGATCAGAAAGTTCAAAGACAGGGTTTGGAGTTATACAAACTGCACTTAAAGGGTCAGCTTCATCCTTTCAAGCTGTCGGTAATGTTCTAGGTAATGTGAACGGACTTGGGTCAACTTATTCAATTGTCAGAAATCAATTTGAAACAGACCTTATACTTTCAGGAAACTCTGATAAAGCATTGAATCAGTTTGTTACAATGGCCACCCAGTCTGGACCGATGGGAAGTGCACTTGGTGCTCTTTTTAACGGCAAGTCTAATATCAACTCTCTAAAGAGGGACTACGGGTTTTCAATTGATAATATTCAAAGTGCATTTAATACAATTAAAAGTGGCGACGACCTACTTGGTACATTACAGAATGCTGAAGTAATATTAAATGAAGTTACATCTTTTACTGATGGTGGAGCTGCACTACTGGATGCAGTAATTAATGAATTCAATGAGGTGACTTTAGAGGGTACTGTTGGACTCCTTCAGGACGACTTAGCTGACTTTGTTGGATCGAGTATTACAGGTCTTGGTGGTGTCTTAGGACCAGGTGTAGCACAAGTGCAAGGTATTGCATCTATTCTCGGGTTTGGTGATGTCACTAGCGGCATACAATCATTTGTTGGTGGAATAGGTGCAGCTGCAACAGATTTAATTAAAGGAGTGTCTCCTGAACAAATAGCTCAAGCACTAACTGGACCGTTCAGTAGTTCAGAAGCTGCAGATCAGAACATCGGTAACTTAGCAGTCACAAAAGAAGTGGCTCCAAGCGAAATTGATGCAACGTCATTTGAAGGTGTACCTGAAGGAGCGACCCCACCAGTGTACGGCTCCTTTGGTGGACCAAACTTTGGTGGTGCATCGCCTGTCATTGAAATGCCGCCAGTTACAGATACAACTAAGTTCCCTGGTGGCGGAACTGGGGAGATTCCAGTAGCTCCTCCTCCCAACTCAGCAGCCAATACAGCTAAAGCATCAGAAGGCATTCAAATACTGATAAAGGCTTGTATGAAATACGGCCTTTCAACAAAGGAACAAAAAGCAACAATGCTTGGTATTGTTGGAGGTGAGTGTGGTTGGATACCTCAAGCTGAGAGTGCGCAATACACCAACCCTGACAGGCTGCTACAAATATTTCCTTCTACATTCAAGGGTAAGCGAGAGTTGGCAGAGCAGTATTCAAATTGGATAAAGGGTAACAAAGGTACTCCAGAAGAGTTCTTTAACTTTGTATATGATCCAGCTAACAATGGTAAACAGTTAGGAAATACTCAACCGGGTGATGGCGGTAAGTTTTATGGTCGAGGTTTTATTCAATTAACGGGTAGATCAAACTACGAGCGATATGCTTTATTATCAGGCCACCCAATCGACGAGAACCCAGATCTACTGATTAGTGACCCTGATATATCATCTGAGATTGCGGTGTTGTACCTCATGGATCGTGTTGCAAAAGGAGTGGTACCTACAGCACATCCCAATTACTTCTTTGCTGCAAAGCAAAGTGTTGGAAATAATTCTCCAGATATTGCAGCTCGCAAGTTAGCGTTCTATGAGTACTTCTATGGAGTTAAGACTCCAAACACATTTGGGTATTGTGATAAGCAGGCTGGCAGCACTCAAAGCCCATTCTCCTATCACGGTAGTCTGGCAGGTAACGCAGCAGGTAAAAGTACTAATACTGGATTTCAAGATCCAAACAACAAATACCCTTTGAAGCGGTATCAAGCAGAACAAGAAACAAACAGGTTATCAAGAGGTGTTGTACGAGATACAATTGTTCCTCTAAAAGAATCTAGTAGGACCATAGGCGTACCTTTGCCATTTGGCGCAGGGTCCTTTAGTCAACCTCCAATACCATTTGCAGCTCAATATCCTTATAATAAAGTTAATGAGACTGAATCAGGTCACATTCAAGAGTTTGATGATACTCCAGGTCATGAACGAGTTCACACATATCACCGATCAGGTACATTCGAAGAGATTGATTCGAATGGAACCAAAGTCACTAAGATTGTTGGTGATGGCTATGTGATATATGATCGTAACGGATTTATATCGGTAGCTGGTGATGCTAATATAACTGTATCTGGAAACGTAAATATATTTTGTCGATCAGATGCAAACATTGAAGTTGCAGGATCTGCAGAGATGAAGGTTGGTGGTAACTTCGATATAGGTGTGGCAAGAGACATGAATATTGCCGTAGAGGGTAACTTCTCTATGTGGGCAAACGGATCAATGAACTTGCAAGCACGCAAGAAAGGACATATCCTAACATCCGAAGATAATCTATACATTGCATCTAATAAACAAATGCACCTGCAATCTACAGATGACATGTTCATAGAGACGAAAGCTAATCAACACACTACAGTTGGTGCTGGATCGTTTGCCACAATTGCAGAAGGCTTGGATATTCAGGCAGGAACAAACATCAAGGCTTCATCAGGAGAAAGCACTAACTTTAGTGCTGGTACAGACTTCTTAGCTAAGTCGGGTGCAGACACTCATTTGGCTTCAGGCAGCAATACATTTATATCAGCCTCTTCCGATGCAAACTTTGTAGCTGGTGCATCTGCATTTGTTACATCAGGGGCTAGCACTAATGTTAAAGCTGGAGGCAATGTTGAAATTGATGGCTCTATTACCAACATCAACAGTAACACTGCATCTAATGGTTCTGAAGCAAGCGAAGCTGCTGAGCCTGGTGCATCCACTGCATCTATCAAGGCTCTTGTTCATGGCATGGTTCCTCCACCTAAAGGTGTGCCTCTTTATCCTAGAGTGGAACCATTAGTTGGTCCTCCTACATTAGGTGAGGAAGAGTTTATGTATGAGCTTCCTTCAGAAACAAATACACGTGTTATAGTATCTCTAACTGAACAACAGATTGCCCAAAATGGGGTATCGAATACTTTTGAATCAGAAAGTGCTTCTTCGACTGGCGGTGGTGGATCTATTATTGCTAGCCCAAGACAAGATGAGATTCTTGCAATGAGAACCTTCACTGCTGACTTTAGATTGTCACAACATTTCACTCTTGGTATGATGTTTGATGGTGGGTTTAATGCTAAGCATCGATTAGTGGATCAAAATGGATTAACCAAACAACAGATTGTAGCCAACCTAGCTGCCCTTTGTGAAAACATCCTTGAACCATACCTTACAGTTTTGCCGGGTGGTATCCAAGGATACAATAACAATTGGAGAATTACATCTGGCTACCGTATGGGAACAAACGGTTCAGATCACTCAAAGGGTCGTGCATGTGATATTCAGTTGGCTGGAAGAAGTAAACCTGCTCATTACGAATTGGCCCAAAAACTCGATAAACTTGTTCCATACGATCAATTGATCCTTGAGTATAAAGGATCACAGTCAGTATGGATTCATACAGGATTTAGAGGAAATGCAAATAGTGGTACGTTTGGAGGTGGCACTAATAGAAAACAAGCTGCTACCATTCTAGTAGACACCGATAAGTTTATTATTGGCTTCAAGTTGTTTGCATAATGTTTGATCCAGAAACAGACACTCTTATTTTTGAAGAAGGCACAGGCACTCCTGGTACTACGGTCACCTGGACGACAACAGATCTAGTTATCGAAGAGGTCACAGTAGATGTGATCAACCCAGATCCTGATGCTTCCCCTTTAGAAGAACTAGAGGGGTTGGTTATAACTTGGGATGGTCCTTCTTTCACATTCAATGCAACGTTTGCAACATGGTTTAGTAGACGAACCACCTTTGTGAAAGAGGAAGGAGTGATTGGTCAAAATATGACTTACTCCTTTAGTAATCAGGTAGCAAGACCTAATTTATTGCCAGAGTCTTTTTATGGTGTGCACAAAGTAGAAAGTCCACCAAGATTCCTAACATTAGTTTTTACGGTTATCGGAACAGAAACTGTGTCCACAGAAGGGGAAGAAGGAGAACCTCCAACTTCTTCATCTGGCCCTTTTGAGGGGGAATGGACCTGTACAGTGAGACATGATTACGGAGCCAATATTATTGCGGTAAGAGATGCCGTAGAAAAGGGTGATGCTTACAAGATATATCAGGAGATATAAATGCCAGCTGCAGCAAGAGTTGGGGATGCAGACGTACCACACTGTTCCCCTATGGTTAGAGCTGAAGGTTCACCTAATGTGTTTGTGAATGGTATTGCTTGGTCAAGACAGGGCGATCTAAATACTACACATCTAGAACCTCCTGTACCTTGCACTCCACATAATGCTCCAATTACAATAGGATCTACAACCGTGTTCATTAACGGTAGAGGTGCTGGGAGGGTTGGGGATGTAATAACCGGATGTACTTCTGTAGCTGAAGGGTCACCAAATGTATTTTGTGGACCTTAATCAATTAAACACACATAAATAACTATATGGCCAGAAACACTAGAACCTTCTCCGACCTTGATTTGAACTTTATTAAAAACCCTGTGACAAGGGATGTCTCTCGTAAATTCGATGAGAATGCAATCAAGCAGTCAGTCAGGAACCTCATATTGACAAACAACTATGAGCGATTATTCCATCCTGAGATTGGTTCTCAGGTGAGAGGATTGTTGTTTGAGCCTTTTAGCCCATTGCTTCAAAGTAGCATGGAAAGGGCTATAACATATACGATCAATAACTTTGAGCCTAGAGTTGAGATAATTAGCGTCCAAGTAGCGTTAAATAATGATAATCTCAGCGTAGATGTTACAATTACTTTTAGAATTGTTAACACAGAGAGAGCTTTGATTGTCGACTTTACCTTAAGAAGAACACGATAATGGCAAATACAAATAATAAAATTATTACTTCTGAGCTTGAGTTTGATCAGATTAAAGAAAACTTAAAAGAGTACATGCGTGGCCAGACTGAGTTTTCTGACTTTGATTTTGAAGGATCTGCATTATCTATCTTATTAGATGTCCTTGCCTACAACACTCACTATAATGCTTTATATACAAACTTAGCTATCAACGAAGCCTTTTTAGATTCCGCTTCAAAAAGATCTAGTGCAGTATCAAAAGCTAAAGAGTTGGGATATGTACCTACGTCAGCTAAATCCTCAACCGCTATTGTCACTGTTGTGGCAATTAATAATTTGATTGAAGCTCCAGTTACTTTAGACATACCTGAGTTCACCCCGTTTTCAGGTAGTGTTGATGGCGTTGACTATAAGTTTTACACAGTAGGATCTCATACAGCCATCCGTACAAATAATCAATACACCTTTCCCAATATAATGATAAAGGAAGGAACGCTACTTGAATTTAGATATGAAGTAACAAATGAAGTACCTAAGTTCACCCTTCCCAATGTAAATATTGATATATCAACAATGAAGGTTGTTGTTCAGCAAAATAGTCAAAGTTCACAATCAGAAGTGTTTGTTCAATCAGATACCCTATTAGATATAACTCAAAATTCTGCAGTCTTTTTTATTAAAGAAATTGACCAAGAGCTCTATGAAGTAGAGTTTGGCAATGGAGTAGTGGGAAGAGGACTAACTCCAGGTAATGTTGTATCTGTACAGTACATATCTTGCAATAGGGATGCACCTAACGGAGCTCGTACATTTAAGTATAATGGCAGCTTAGCCTCAAACAATCAAATTTTTGTTACCACTGTCAATCCTGCCTTCGGTGGGTCTGCACCAGAGTCGGTAGATGATATTAAATGGAACGCACCCAGAGCTTATGCAGCTCAAAATAGATGCGTTACTGATGAGGACTATCGGTCGATTATTAAACGGTATTACCCTGATGCAAGATCAGTTAGTGTGTGGGGAGGAGAGACCTCTAATCCACCTCAATATGGTAAAGTATACATCTCAATCATTACTGACTCACCTTCAAGGTTAACAGACAGTGAAAAGACGTTTATTTTAAATACCATTGTAAATCCAAGAAAGCCTCTAACAATTGTTCCAGAGATTGTTGACCCCACACCTATTAGTATGGAGTTGAGTGTTTCTGTCTATTACGATAGAAGACTTACAACAAGAAGTGCAGGTGATATTAGGAACCTAGTAATAGGTACTATTGAAGATTACA